ATGAAAAAACACACCATCCCCCAAGCCATGAAAACACCAGGTTTCCTCCGTGGGTACCTGCTGACTATCATTGTCGGCCTGGGCCTGCTGACCGGCGCAAGCAGCGCCTCGGCGGTCCTCGTCATCCATAGCGGCGACATTGTCGACAACGCCTACACCTATGAACTCACTGCCGATGAAATGACGACGGACACCGTCTTCGGCAACGATGTGTACGAGCGTACGCTGATCAACCTGAGCGACCAGAACGGTGTCATCTGCCGCAGCGTCGGCACCAACAGCGGCACAGGCATCACCTCCTACGCCATTGTGCCCTCAAAGTCCGTCTCCGGCGCTTATTTCACCTACATGTACGACTTCACCGGGGCCGGATACACAATCGACTCGGTCCAGTTTACGGACCGGGGCGCCTATATCAGCGAAACCACCACGACGGTGGACACCACCATCTCGATCGAGTGGAGCACCGACAACACGAACTGGACACTCCTGCGCAGTATCACCAGTGTGGACGGCGCCTTTGTCGCCCCGAGCAACTCCAGCTACTCGCCCGTGATATTCACTGAGCCTGTCAGCACAATCTACTACCGCGTAACCTACACGAAGGAGGATGGCTCCAACTTCGACGCAGGCAACGGGACGGAATTCGGTCGCACCAACGACGGGATGACGACTCCGAGCTTCAGTGCCTCCTTTGAGCTGACCCAGGTGCCCGAGCCCTCCACCTGCGCGATCTTCGGCGGCGGGGTCGCTCTGCTGGTCCTGCTCCTGCGCAAGCGCCGCTAAGCGAGCCAGCAGGCCCACCTTTTCAGCCTCTCCGCAGAACGCGGGGAGGCTTTTTTATGCACGTGCACGCGCCCTTTCACTTCAAAAGCCGTTGACAAGGCAAAAGGCATTTCGCACATTCAATTTAATAACGTTTAAAAAATGAATCATTACACACTCCACACCCTTATCCCCGTGATCAACCGCCAGCCGCTGGCCCGGTTCCTGACCGCTGCCGCCGGACTGGCCCTGCTCGCCACGAGCCCCGCCCAGGCAGGGCTGGTCATCACGCCGGACCAGATCCACAACAACACGTACACCTACGAGCTGCTGCCCAGCGAAATGGCTGACGATAGCACCTTCGGCGCGGAGGTGGACAGCCGCACCTACACCCAGCAATACACCGGGGTCGAGGCCCGCCCGGTCGGCACCCCCAAGGACGGCACGGTCAACTACGGGATCGTTCCCTCGGCGTCTCCCTCGGGCGCGTATTTCACCTACAAGTTCGACTTCGCCCGGGCGGGCTACAAGGTTGACTCAGTCCAATTCATGGACCGCGGCCTCTACGTCGGGCAGGAAACCGGCGCGCCTACCACGACGGTGACTGTCGAGTGGAGCGCGGACGGCGAGCACTGGACCACCCTGCGGGAAATAACCAGCCTCAACGGCGCATTCGTCGCCCCCTACAAGGCCACGTACAAGCCCATCACCTTCGAACAACCCGTGAGCACGGTTTACTACCGGGTCACCTTCACCAACGCCGACGGCTCGAAATTCCGACCGAACAACCGCGTTCACTTCGGCCGCAGTGCCAGCGGGACCACCGCCCCGGCCATCCAGGCCAAGTTCAAGCTGAGCAAGAACTGATCACCTGGAAGGGCCTGGCACCTCTACACTCTCAGCCAAACGAAGGAACCCCGGGCACCATGTTCGGGCTCCTTCAAAAAGAATCCCTCCGCCGGCAACGGTGGAGGGATTTTTGTTCAAAGAAAAGGCACTCAGGAGCGGCTCGTCGGGCTTAGAGCAGTTTCGTTTTAATTTGTCGCAGGTATTGAGAACATATTCGTATCCAGACTGATTAGCCCCGTCAGCGTGGATTCGTCGCTGTAAGCCGAAATTAAGTTTGGGGAAAAATGGCAGAGGTTTGGGGAATTTACATTTCACCATTTCGGCGGCTTGAGTGGGCAGTGTTCGGTGGCCCAGCCAAGTTTGACGCGTGAGCAGCCGCATTTTCGGCAGCGTTTGTAGCCAAAGACCGGATGCCTGTCACCCCCAAAGGTGCAGGTTTCGCAGATGGCAGCGATGCGCTGGATCTCCTCACGCGGGCGTTTGGGGCCGCCGGCCTGCTGCCAGCGCAGCCAGGCGCGGGTGACAGTGCGGACCTGACGGGCGACCGAGGGCACTTTTTCAGGCGGCGGCAGGGGCTCTGCAATGGCGTTTCCGGCGGGATGCATTCCCTGTTCCCGGCGTGGATGGCGCCGCAGGTGATCGCGCCAGGCGGGCAAGTCCATCGGTCCGGCGGCCATCAGAGCCTTTCCAGCCCTGCCCAGACAAGCGCCGTCTCCCAGCCCTGCGCGGGAGCGAGCTCGTAAGGGGTGGTGAATACCGCGCTCGTGGCGGCGGTAGCGGTAAAGGTCCAGCTCGGGGTGGCGTGGACCGACCATGCGCCCGTCCAGCTGCCCTCCGAGGCGGAGCGGACGGTCTCGCGGCGGGCGATCAATGCGTTCACCCCATACTGCGCCCCCGGCATCAGCCCGGTGCCCTCGAGGGTAAACGTGGCAGCGCCATAGGTGAACGTGCCGACATTCCCGGCCCGCATCTGCCAGATAGAGCGGACCGCGCCCTGGAGCAGCCCGGCGAGCGCGAAGGTGCCATCGGCAAAAGTAGCCAGCGTGCCCGTCGTCGCGCTGGCGGCGGCGGGCACGGGCGTGTAGGCGGCAATGACCGCCGCCTCCGTCAGCTCGTTGGCCAGTCCGATGGTAAAATCGACGGGCACCCCATTAACAAAGGTGTCACAGGAGCGGGCGGTCGCGGTCGCCGTCAGCGCCCCGACGCTGTCGGAGACCGTGTAGGTATCCATGTTTGCGATGCGGTAAAGACCTTCGACCGAAGTGTCATCCAGCTGGCAGCTGCCGCCCTCCTCCAGCTCAAAGTCCGGCACCCAGACCAGGTAGTTGGATCGCCCATGGGTTTCGTTCACATCGACGTAGGGCGCGGGCCAGGCCGTGGAACCCGCCTGCCCATTCGAGAATCGCGTCCAGGTAAAAGCCTGGTTAAGGTTGTCGTCCAGATATGGACCGCAATAGCCCGTGAAGTCCACCGACTCCGACCAGCCGGTCGTCGTGCCGGTCAGGTAGTACTGGCTGGCGGCGGTCTCCGCCTGGACCGCGGGGACGTACTTGCCCAGCGTCCAGCCGTAAAGGCCGAGCGAGGTCAGATACGAGCTATAGGCGACACGGACCCGCGGGGCGGCGCATCCGTGGGAAAAGGTCGTCAGCAGGGACTGCGCAGGCCGGGCGGCCTCGGGGTCGTTGATGACCGCCAGCAAGGCCGGAAAAGCCGAGACCGGCACGGCCTTGAGGCACTGTGAGAGCAGGTAGAGGCTCATGCGTCCATCTCCTGGCTGGCCAGCACCCAGACCACTTTTTCCACCCCGTCGGTATTGCAGACCGTCAGCGGGCGCAGCTGGAGGGTCGGGTTGGCCGAGGGCGTCCCGCTAAAGGTGTACCCGTCGAGCGATACCGTCGTCCCGCCGGGGAGGGTAAAGGCCGTTTTCATCGGCGTGGGGTTGCCCAACTGCCCGCCGCCCCCGGAGGCCCCCTTGTAGCCGACCTCATCGGGGGTCTCTGCCCCGCCGCCGGTGCGAATGGCGGGACCGTAGGAGACGCGCTGGCGGCCCACCCGCAGCAGGTCGATCATGTCCCCGGCGGAGAGGTGCCCCGGCGTGCCAAAGCGGACCGTGCTCACCCCGGTGCCGATGTTGATGTCCACCGCCTGGATCAGCGCGGCCATGCTCGCCCACGCCGCCAGGCCCCCGGCTAGGTTGAGTGTGCGGCCCAGCAGCGGGCGTGTCAACGACTCGGCCTCGGTCAGGATGACCGAGCCGTCATACTGGAGCAGGGACAAAGATTCATAGAGGGCGCGGGCCAGGCCGACCGGGGCGGTCTCCCCGGCCACGCCGCCGCCGTTGATGGCATAGGTCTTGTCCACCGCGTCGGTCGAGCGCACGCGCACAGACACGGGGCGCCCCGTCACCGTCTCCTCGCCGCCGCCGGGCAGCGCGCGCGTGTAGCTGGCCGTGGCAGAGACGACCGCCGGGGCCTCATAGACGCTCATCCAGTCGGCGATCGCCCCCGCCACCAGTTCGTTGCCGTAGGCCGTCGCGTAGCCGTCCTCGGGGGCGATGGCGCCGCCCGACACCGTCAGGTCGGAGATGTCCGCCGAGGCGAGCTCGGGCACGTGCTTTTTCCACCAGGCCGCGCTGTTGGCCTGAATCGCGTCCACCACCACCTTTTGCTTGATCGTGGAGCTGCTGCCCCCCTGCAGGTCGATGGTCTCCACCAGCGCGGTAAAGTCGTCTCCCCCGGTCAGCGGCCAGCGGTCCTCGCTCACCACGCGGGTCTGCACCCCGTCCACCGTGTCAATGCGCTCATAGATAAGTTTCACATAAGAGGGCACCAGCTCATGGCGCGGGGTGACATTAGGGCTCGTCAGCCGGTCCGCGCCCAGGGTCAGGGTCTGGGTGGCCAGGGTCGAGCGCTTCTGGATGTGCAGCACCGGCGTGGCCGGGGCGTAGTCCACCCACGTCACCCGGTCCGGGTGCCAGCGCAGCAGGCGGATGACGACCTCCGCAACTGTCATGTCCCGCAGCTCCTCGGCGGGCAGCTCCTGGTCCAGGTCGTGCTCGAGCGCCAGCACCGCCCCCTTGGAGATCGCGTAGTTGACCGCGTCCTCCAATTGGGCCCCGGCGGAGATCTTCGCCCCATCGGCGTCGGTCGAGAGCAGCAGGCGCGAAATCGTCGCCCCGTACACACTCCAGCTCTGCTGATAGACGAGGTTCGCCAGGTACCACCAGGGCCCGTGGGCGGTATAAGTGTGCTGTTCGGCCACCCCGCTGGAGGCTTGCGCGGCGGCCCGCACCGTCCCGCGAAACACCGTCACCGGGTCCCCGTCGTCCACCGTGCGCGTCAGCACGAGGGCATCCCCGTAGGCGTAGGACGGGGCCGCGTCGATCCGCTTGCCCGGCTCGGTAAAGCTCAGCACGTCCGCCCCCTGGCTCACCAGGTGCAGTTCCAGGTTGTCCAGCCGGGCCCCTTCGCCCACCGTCTCCCCGTTGATCTTCCAGGTCACCGCCATCTCAGTTGCGCCCGTTGTTCACGCGGCCCTCCAGGTTGTCGGTTTTCTGGCGCAGCTGCTCCATCACCCGCAGAAAGGCTTCCCCCATCAGGTCGATGCTCTTGCCCAGCTCGGCCCCGCTGTGGCTGACCTGCTGCGCCACGGCCTGTGCAGCTCCCGTGCCTGCCCCTTGCACAGCCCCGGCAGCGGGCGTGCCGCCGTTGCGCACCGGGCGTGCGTTATAGGCCTCCTCGGCGGTGTCCAGCCAGCCGGGCGTCATCCCCACGCTCGCTGCCCCCGTGCGCACATAGCTCGGCAGGCCCCGCCGCGCCCGCTCCGCCAGCGAGAGGTTGCCGGGGTCCACCTGCGTCATCGACCGCTCCACCGTGTCGGTCGGGGTGAGGGTCGGGGTGGCCTTTTGCGCGGCGATGGCGTCGAGCGCGGCCTGCCGGCGGCGCACATACGTTTCCGCCTCGGCTTCGCTGCGGCCCGTGGCATTAGCCACGCGCTCGATTTCGCGGCGGATGGTCAGCTCCCGCTCCAGCTGGTCGGCCAGGGCTTCCTGCCCGCGGGCTTTCAGCTCGGCGATCTGCAGCTCCACCCGCAGTTCCTGCTCGCTCTGGCGCAGACGGGCGGCCTTCTCATCCTCGCGGGCGGCGGCGGCCTTCGCCTTGGCGATCCGTTCGTTGGCCTCCGCGATTTTCGCATCCCGCACGGCCTCGGCGGCCCGCAGGGCGTTTTCCTTTCCGGCGGCATCAGCGGCCCGCTCGATCAGCTCCACCCGGCGGGCATACTCGGTGTTGGCATCCTCGATCAGCTGCGTCTGCCGCTCGATCTCACTGCCCGTTTTCACCCACTCGCCGTGCAGTTCCTGCAGGGCGGCAGCGAGTTCCTCGGGGCTCGTGGCCAGCTGCTCGGCAGCGGCCTTCTGCTCGTCGAGATACTGCTTCCGGGCCGCCCAGGCTTGGCGCTCCAGGTCGGCCATCAGTCGAGTCCACTCCGCATCTTTAAGGCGCTCTTGTTGCGCGGCAACCTTGTCAGGATTGGCCATCTGAGCTTGGAGCAACTTCCAGTCCTGTTCATCGGCCAGGCGCTTGGATTCTAAAACGGGCGTTACAGTGGCGTCCACACCGTCCCAGACCTCTGCCATATCATCGATAAAATTAACAAGCCCGTTGGCCCCGGACGCGACCCAGCCGCCCAATGTGAAAAAAGCCTTAGTGATCGAACCAACAGCCTTAGCCATGTCCTGCAGCTTGGCCTGTGTCTCGGGTTGGCCGAGGGCATCGATGATCCCCATGATCTGCTCTTTGGCCTGCGGAAAGGTATCCTGCATCACCTTCCCCAGGGCGGCGTCGATGTTGTCGGAAAGGGTCGAGAGCAGGCCGTTAAAGGTGCCCGCCAGCTTCTCCATCTGCCCGGTATATTGCCCGAGCTCCTGCGCGGCGACCTTCCAGACGGCGTCGCCGTGCTGACCGGCGGCCTGCATCTGCTCGATCTGCTGGCGGGCCTCAGCGGAGATCAGGCCCAGCTCCTGCAGCCGGGCGAGGGATTCGCCCACAGCCGTCCCGCCCTGCAGGCCCGCGTACAGGCGGCCCATATGGGTGGCCAGCTCGCTCACCGGGACGTTAGCCGTGGCGGCGGCATCCCCGACCAGCCGCAGCCCGTCGCCGGTTGCCAGTACCCCCTTGGTCAGGGTCTGCAGGATCGTACTGGCCTGCACCAGCTCATTGAGCTGAAAGGGCGTGCTCGCGGCAAACTTCGTCAGCTCTTCCATCCGGTCCCGCGCCGCAGTGGCGCTGCGCAGGAGCGTTTCAAACTTGGTTTCGCCCATTTCCAGCGAGGCGTTAAACTCCAGCCCCCGCTGGGCCATCTGCCACAATATCCCCGGCACCGCCTCGATCCCGCGCACGAGCCGTTCGCCGATGGCGATGCCGATCCCGGACTTGAGCTTTTCCATCGCCGAGGAGCCGCGCTTTTCCAGCTCCTCCAGGGAGTGGGCGGCTTTCTTCGCCTGGCTGTCGAGGTCGTCGAAGCCCTCGACCACCTGGTCGAGTTCCTCGGTCTCGCCGTCGATGGAGATGGTGTACTTGACGTTGGGCGCGATCATGTCAGTCCTTCAGGCTCATCTGGTGCAGGGCCGCCTCAAACTCGGCCCGTTGGCGGTCGTCCTCGGTGATGGCCTTGACCAGCGCCCGAAAGTCGTCGATCACCAGGGCGCGGATTTGCGCCGGGGCCAGCTTTTGCCGGGCGGCCAGACGGCAGATCAGGTCGCGGTAGTCCTGCCAGCGCAGCTGGGCCTGCCGCCGCTCGTCCACCTGGGCCAGCGTCTCCACGTCCACCCCGCTGGCGGCGGCGATCAGGTGGTTGTACACGAGGGTGAGCTGGCGGTACGTCAGGCCGCCGATCAGCCGCGAGAGCCGGGCGTGCGCGTCCTTGGCCGGGGTCGGCGTCCCCGCCAGCAGGAGCATCACCTGCTCGGCGGTGCGGCGCATCTTGCGCGGGGCGCTCAGCTTGTCCTTGCCCTCGTCGAGCTTGAGCAGGTGCTCGATCAGCCCCACCGTGGTCGGGGGAACGGGCACGGTCGTGCCGTCGGGAAAAGCAAAGGCGAAGGTTTCGGGCGCGGGAATGTCAATCATGGTCGTCGATGGGCGGAAGGTTGAGGGAGGCATCCGGCAGGGCCGGGTAGCGTTCGTCAAAAGATGCGGCGGGGGCCGGAGTCGTCGGGGTAACGGCGGGCTCCGGGTGGCACCCGCCGAGCGCCAGGGCCAGGGCGGTCAGGCCGCCCACGAAGAGGGCCTGCCCGGCGATGAGCGCGGCGAGGACGAGCGGGAACGAGTCGGGCTTTTTCATGGCTCTAGGCGTCGAAGGAATTACAGGTGGCCGCCTGCTCCATGGTGAGGGTGAGCAGGCCGCAGTCCGGCTGCGGGTCGAGCTCCCAGGCCATGCCATCCCCGGCGAGGCCGGAGCACAGCGCGTGGCCGCTCCAGGGGTCGGCGGGGCGCTGGCGGAAGTGGATCTCCGCCAGGGCGGGCTTGAGCTCGCCTTGCCCCATGGCATTGCGCAGGAGCACGTAGGCGATGAAGAGCCGCGTCCAGAAGTCGCAGTCGCCCTTGTCGGCTATCCAGCGGTAGGAGTCATAGGGCTCGAGGATGGCGCGGGCCCACGGGTGGAACTCGTCATAGAGCCGGGCGGCCTCAGCGGCCTCCATCGTGCGGTAGCGGGCGTCGCGAAAGCTGGCCTGCCCCTCGGTCAGGAGCGTCGGGTAGCGCTCCATCAGGGCGCGTGCCCAGGTTTGCTTGTCGATCTGGTAGTCCATGGTGACGGGTTGAAAACGCGGGAGAAAAAGGGTGAAGCCCGCCGGAGCGATCCTGCTCGCGGCGGGCAGGGGGAAGCTCAGTCGGTGGACGGAGCAAGTTTTGACTTGGCGACGGTGAGCGCGTCGTAGAGCGGCCCGCCGTAGTTCTCGCCGGTGGGCCCGGCGGTCGTTCCGGCGGCGGCCTCGGACTGCTTCACCAGCTCGGCCTGGAGCTGATCGATGACGGCGACCTTCTGCGCGTCACTCAGGGCAGAGGCCTCGATCGACCAGGCCGCGAAGTCGGCGGCGCTGTCCGCGTCCACCGCGTTCTCCAGGGCAGAGAGGATGCTGGCCTCCAGCGCGTCAAAGGCGGCGTTGTCAAGCTCGTTGATCCGGTCCCGCGCCTGGTCAAAGGCGATGGGCACGGCGAGCCGCACGGCGGAGAGCCCGAGGTTGACGGCCACCTTCTGCACGGTCGGGGTGGCGAAGAAGGCTTTTAATGATTCGCAGCCGGTGAAGCTGGTCAGGGACAAGGCGCCGAGCGCCCCGGCGAGGGTAATGGTTTTGATGTTCATAATGTGTATTGAGGGTTGGATACGGTGACGGGTTAACGGCGCGGCCCGTGGGGCGCGTCGGTGTTGGGTTTGTCCGGCGGGGCCGGAGCCTCGGCGGCGGGCGGCTCGGGTTCGCTTTCGGCGGAGGCGGCGGTCTTGCCCGCGGCCTTGATGCCGAAGAGGCTGCCCACGCCGACGACCAGGAGCATCACGTCCTGCCAGTTCGGCATCTCTCCGCCCAGCAGCATGTACAGGGCGTTGAGCAGCCCGGCGAGAATGGCCAGGATGGCCATGCCTTTGGTTTTCGGTGGTTTCATGTAAAGGGTTATTCGGTTTTTGTCGTGAACACGTCCGCGCTCAGGATCATCTGCGCCATGACGACGCCGATGCGCTCGGAGCTGGCCGCGTCGGGGTGCGTGCCATCCGTAAAGACGATGGTTGTCCCCAGCGGGTTGTCTGCCTCGGCCCGAAAGGACAGACCGCTTGTATCTTCATCGGTCACGTCTCGCTGGGCGGTCTGCACCATCGTGACCCACTCGGTCGGACTGGGGGCTCCCCAAGTCGGTGAGACGACCTGATACCACGGGACATTGTCCCACCCTGCGGCGGCAAAGCGGGCGCGGGCGTCAGCCTTGAGTCGCCGCAAGTTTTCCGCGTAATAGGGCGCGGCGGTGTCCGTGCGGTCGTTGCTGCCCTGGAAATAAACCACCCCGCGAAAGCGGACAATGGTTCCATCCCGGCCCAGCCAATGGAGCCGGGCAATGGTGGAGTCCACCCAGCCCGGCCAGAGCTGGAGCTGCCCGCCCGGTAAAGGATATAAGGCTCGCGCCGGGTCCATGAAGGCGACGATCGAGTGGCCACCGGCGGCGGTGACCGTGAGGTAGATGCGCTGGTAAGCGGGCGAGGTAGCCAGGAGGTGGCGGGTCATGACCAGAGCGGGCGAAGTCACGCCCTGCATCTCGCGCTGCTCACGGCCCGTCCAGTCCAGTTTGGCAACGGAGGCACTGTCCAGCGGGTAAGAGCAGGTAACGGCATTATCCCAGGCCGCAGAGGTCACGGCTTGTGAGGTGGTGCCAGCCGGGCCGACCATGAGGCTCTGGCCGATGGCGACAAACACGTCGATGGTGGCCGGGGCGGTATCGGTCGCGGCGTGCAGGCCACGGGCATGGGCCGTCGTCAGGCCCAGCACGAGGAGGAAGAGAAGTAGGTTAAGGGATCGCATCTTACCGGGCCTTGCGTTTGAGGATGATCTTGAGGGCGAGGCTTGAGCTCTGCCAGTTGCCCGTGGAGGCATTGGCATGGATGTGGAGTTTACCCGTTGCCGGGAAGCGGTTGGCAAGAGTCGCAAAGCCCTGGCTGGCGCCCGTAAAATCAAAGGCGCTGACGACTTCGGCGGTCGAGGCGCTGGTGCCGATGTCGATGTCCACGGCGGTCGAGCCCACGGAATTTTTGTAGTAGATTTCGGATACATACCACTCGTCCGGGTCGAACAAGGTATTGGTCGTCTGATCGAAAAGGATCCACCGATCCGAGTTGACCCCATCTATCCAGATGACCCACTCGTCCGCCGGGATGGTGTCGGCGGTACCGGAGTCCGGCTGGTAGTAGGCACTGGCGGTGGCGGTGATCCGGTCGGGCTTTTGCGGACCGGCGACGGTCAGATCGTAGTAGTGCTGGCTCCCAACCTCGGCCTCGACCCAGTCGTGGATGAAGATATGTGAGAGCCCGTCTCCGGTGTACCAATAATCCGCGGAGGTATTGAGCTGAGAGATCGCCGGATAGAGGTAGATCCGCTGATAGTCCGAGGTGCCCGGCGGGACGGTGACCTGGGCCGTCACGAGCGTGACCGTATCCAGCGGGATGGCGGGGTTCGCAACCCGGATCTGGGGAGCATTATTGGCCTGGTTTGTCGCCGTGACCGTCACCCCATTAAGCGCAATGCCCTGCCCGGAGGGGATATACACGAGAAACGACAAGTTGATCGTGCTGTCTGTGAGGGCTGTGCCGACCACGTAGGGGGCGCGGGAGGCCTGAGCCCGGTTGTCGTTACTGACCGTCACCTTGAGCCAGTTGTCGAGTCCGCCGATACCGTCTTGGTTTGCCGTAAGGCTGCCGTTGGTGATAGTCACGAAACCGGCGGTCGTGCTGGCAAAATCCGCATCGACCAGCACGCGGGCGGCGGCGGCAGGGTCGAACCAGCTCGTCGGGTCCGCGTAGCGGGCGGCGATAGCAGAGGCATCCATCTGGCCGATGTAGTAGGCCAGGCCCTCGATGGCCGTGCCAGCGTAGTGGGTGCCGTTGCCGTAAAACATCTGCCAGGGCTCTCCGCTCGACAGCGACTGGGCAGCGGCGGCGGAGATGTCAATCGTCTCGGGTGCTCCCTCGGAGTCTTCCAGCGGCACCCCGTTGACAAAAAACTGAGCCACTGAACTGCGGCGAATCGAAGTCACGAGTTCCATGTAGTCTCCGACCGCAACATTTACCTGTCCGTCCGTGGTCCAGGTATATACGTTAAAGTACGAGCCATTGGACATCTCCAGCGTGAGCTCGCCGGTCGCCTCGATCCACAGGCGAACCCCCAGCTCGACGGCGACATCCTCATTGCTCCAGATGCAGGTGCGAGCCGCCGGTCGCTTGATCACGCACCGCACCACAAAATCCTGCACCCCGAGGTCATTGACCGGCAGGATGAGCGATGGCCCGGAGCCGTCCGTGCGGATGCCCCGCCAGTCGGCGGCAGCCTTGATACCGCTGGTAATCTCGACTGCCCCGAGCAGGGCGTCGGTTTCGGCTTTCGTGTAGGTATCAGCGGCGAGTGCCCAGCGGGCATCGCCTTCGGCGCGGGGGAGGATGGCGTTGTCATTATCGGCGGGCGAACCGGTCAGGGTGAGAGCGGCATGGGTGGGGCTGGCCGTGGTGGAGACATCCTGGTTGAGCGCGTCGAGGTAGTCGCTGTGCGCCTGGGTATCGGTGCCGATGACGAGCCCGAGCGAGGCGGGCGTCACCGCGCCGACCGCTGTGGAGATGGCGCTGTCCGTCTCGCCTTCGCTATAGACGTTGAGCGTGGTGCGCATGGCGGCTGCATCCGCATCGGCCAGCAAAGCAAAGCCCGCGCTCGTGATGGTCGCTGCGGCAAGGGTGTCGAGGGCGTCGGCGTGCGCCTGCACGTTCGTACCGATGACGAGCCCAAGCGAGGCTGGGGTCACCGTGGCGATGGCCGTGCTAATGGCGCTGTCCACCTGCGTCTGCGTGTAGGCATCGGTGATGCCCGCTGTGGCCAGCGTGGTGGGCGTGGCTTGCAGGTCGCTCCAGTTGCGCGTGGCCAGGTCGGCCAGGGAGGAGCCGGTCTTGCTCACCCGCGCCCAGTTCCAGGTCGCGCTCGCGTTGGTATTGCCGCCGGTGATGATGGCGTTGGCGTTGGCCGTCGTCATGGCGGCCTCGGTGATGATGTCGTCGCCGTCGAGGTTATAGATCGGCCCGGCGGCGAAGAGAGCCAGCGGCAGGACCGCCAGCAGAAGGAAAAGGAATCGGGTTTTCATGCGGTGAGAAAAGCGGTTGGTGGGTTACTGGATGCGGGCGTGGGAAATGAGGTCGCCGCCGAGCGAGTCGCCGGGCGTGGAGCTGCCGACCTGCGTCAGCTCGAGGCGGATCCAGCTCCCGGCGGTCAGCACCTGGAGCGGGGCACCAAAGAGCAGGACGCCGTGGTCCGCCCCGGCGGCCACGAGGTCGGCGGTGGCGTAGATCTCCGTCCCGGCCTCGTCGAGCAGGCGGGCCTGGATGGCGGCCCCGGCGGGCGCGGTCGCCAGGCGGCTGGCCACAATCCCGAAGGGCTGCTGGTCGGCCTCGAGGTAGATCCACGCCGTCTGCCCCACCACGAGCTGGCCGGGCAGCTGGAAGCTGTGGCGCAGGGCGACATCGGCGGGCTTGAGAAAGGTCCCCATGGCCTGCGTCACCGTGAGCGAGTTTTCGATGGCATCGGCAGTCAGGACCGGGCCGGTCCCGTCCTGCACGACAGTCACGAGTCCCCAGGCGATGGTCACCAGCTCGCCGCCGCTGAGCACCGCGCTCATCACCATCCAGACCTGCTTGCTGTCTTCGCCGCCCAGGTCGAGGTTGCTCTCCTCGTCGGTAAAGGTAAAGGTGGCGTGCTGGGCAGTCTTGGCGTCCCAGGCGGTTTTCGTGATGGTCGGGGTGATGGAGCCCGCCGTCACGGTGCGGCTCATCAGGCTGGCCGCGTTGGCCGCCGGGCGCTTGCCGTTGGCCAACGCCTTCACCTCCAGGGAGAGGCTCACGACCTCGGAGAGGTCGTAGGGCGTGTTCGCGTCGAAAAAGACCGAGACTTCAAAGCGCACGTCCACCCCTGCCGGAAACAGCAGGGCGTTGGTCGTGAGTTGGTCGAGAATGCCGTTGGCCTGCCCGGCCTGAAACTTCAGGCGGTAGCGGTTGGCGGCGAGGATCGGATCGCTCATAGTATGCTAGAGGGTTAGGTCCTCGGTCAGCTGGCCGCCGACGAGGGTGTAAGTGTGGAGAGTTTCGACGCCTTCGCCGTCGAGCGTGAGGGATTGCAGCCGGGCGGTCGTCAGCTGCATGCGCAGGTCGCCGTCCTCGATCACCAGTTTGTGATCGTTGCCCGTCGGCATGCTGGCCGCGTGCGTGAGGGCGAAGCGGCGGGCCGCCGCCGCGCTCTCATGCTCGCGCCGGGCCGTGAAGGTCAGCTCGGTGGACTGGTTGTCGCGGTTGTGGAAGGCTTTCGCGGCGGCGCGGACGGCGGGCGCGGGCTGGATTTCCCAGGCCCCGTTGACCCGCATCCGCCCGATGGGCCCGACCGCCTCGGGACCGCCGTTGGGATCGGTCCCGATCAGCACGACCGGGGCGATGTCCTCGCCGGTGAAAACAATCCGCATGGTGGTTTAGGCGCCGACCGCGCCCACGGTGAAGAGGGCATCCAGCGCTCCGGCGGTCTGGGTCCGCACGGTGGTGAAGTTGAGGTCGCCGTGGCGGTTGTCGCTCGCCCCGTAGATCGTGCTGCCCGGCTCGACCGCGCACGCGTTCAGCGTCACGGTGGGCGAGCCCGCGTTCTTGCCCGCGATGGTCAGCGGGTAGCGCGTGGGCTCGCGGCCCAGGCCCGTGCCCAGCCCCATCAGGGCGAGGTAGGCGGCCTCGGTCATGCCCACCGGGCGGAAGGTCGCCGTGGCCGAGAGCCCGGCGAAGATCATGGCCACCGTGCCCAGCCCCTCGACCGTGCGCGGCTGCAGGTCCAGCGCCCAGTTGACCGCGAACGGGATCTCCGAGAGGTAGGTCACGCTGTTGTACACGGCGCTGTAGGCGTCGTTGAGGATCTTCGTCGTGTCCAGGCCGCTCAGGCCCACCCCGCTGGCGACGGTGCCGCTGGAGAGGTAGCTGGCCAGGGCGTCGGCCTCGGCCTCGTTGGCGATCAGGCCCGTCCAGACGACCTCGCCCAGGGGCGAGCCGGACACGCCCAGCGAGAGGTTGGGCATCTGCGTGATGGCGGCGTTGGCCAGCGTCAGCGGGGCCCCGTCGATGGGGGTGATCACCAGCGGCTTGTCCGCCGTGCCGAAGACATTGGTCCCGATGGGCGTGGAGGCGTACGGGAAAAGCTTCGCCAGGTTGTCCCACTGGGTCAGCGTGGCCCGCACGCGAAACATTTTGTCGGCCATGGGGCGGGCCACGACGCCGAAGCCCGAGACGGGCCGGTCGTTGCGCGTCACCTCATATTCGACGGTGATATTGCCTTCGCTGAAGAAGGTGGCGGAGTCCCAGCCGATCTTGGCCGGTCCCTGGATGAGTGCTGCTCGGTCGAGTCCCATGATGTGTTAGGCGTTCGTGGTGGTGGCCGCCTGGGCGGTCATTTTGGCGGCGGCCTTGCTCTCGATGGTGTCGATGTACAGGCCGGTGACGGTGAAGCGGTGGACCTTGCCCGAATCGGCGGAAGCCTGGTGCCAGGCGACCGTCATCTTGCGGGCCGCGTCCTCCGCGCGGTAGGCGCTCACGCGGGTGGCGCGGGCCGGGTCGAAGCTCTCAAAGCTGACCGGCGGCACGGCGGGCGCGGCGGTGGTGGTGGTTTTCTTCGGCATGGTGTGTGTTGGGTGAAATCAGTATATAAATTCAGCGCTCGAGGGGCGGCACCTTGATCAGCCAGTCGAACCAGCAGTCCCAGTGCTCCAGGCCTTCCTTGGTCAGCTCCCACTCCAGGGGGTCGGGCTGGCACTTGATCAGGCCGTAGCGCTCGAGGTCGTTGGGCTTCCAGTGGTGCAGCAGGCGCAGGGTTTCATAGGCGGCCCGGTCGGAGCTGAGCGGGCCGTCGTGGTTGAGGTCCGGGTCCTCCCACCAGCCCACGCGCAGCTGGCTGTCGCCAAACTGCGGGCCGGGCACGTTCGGGTTGACCGTGCCGGGCACGACCGGATAGACGAAGCAGGCCAGCTTAATCTTTGCCCGGCGGGCCCATACATCGGAGATCAGTTGGCCCTCGCGCCGCGCCACGAAGTGGGCCGGCTGGAGGACCGGCTGGGCCGCCAGGTAGCGCAGGACCTCGTCCTGCGCCGCGTAAAAGGGGCTATCGGCGGGGTTCATTGCGGGGCGCTCCTTTCCAGGGCCGCGCTGAGCGAGGCGGTGTAGTTGGCCCGCCGTTCGGTCAGCGAGCGGGCGAGCATGCGGCGGGCCGGGAAGTCCACGCGCCGGGTGTGCGTGCGCACCGTCGCCGTGCGGGCGGACAGGGGCCGCCCGAAAGCCTGGGTGATGCGCCGGGCGTGCTGGCGCACGGTCACGGTGCCGTGAAAGCCGAACTCGTGCACCGCGAAGTACTCGACATTGGAGCCGATGGACGAGGTGATGCGGATGCCCTCGGTCACGCGGGCCGGGCTCGTGCGCACGGACAGGCGCAGGCGGTTGGTCCGCACGCCCAGGGTGCGCGGGCCACGGCGGGAGAGCTTCGTGGCCTGCAGGTGGCCCACGGTCAGCTCGTTCTCCAGGTCGAGGGCGGCCACCAGCGCGGCGGCGGTCCGCTCGGGCCAGCGGTCCATCCGGGAGAGGATGCGCCGGGACTCCGGCGACAGTTCGATGCTGCCCTTGATCATCGCAGGACCATCCTCCGGTGGTGTTTGAGGGTGAGGGCGACGGTGGGCAGCAGCTCGTCGCGCAGGAGCGCGGCGGCGGCCTGGGGATCCTCGCTGCGCAGGGCCTCGCCAAACTTGTCCTTGCGCATCCACACGCTCTGGCACTGCTGGAGCCAGGCGAGCATGAGGGCGCCCGGCACGGCGGTGGCCCCGACGGGGCGCTCATCCGTGGCGGAGGCAGCCAGCCAGTAGCCGCCCGTGTAGGTGATGCGCAGCCGCGAGCGGTCGGAGCCCTGGATGGCTCCCAGCTCGACCCAGCCGGTCGAGGGGTTGTAGTCCTGCGGCTGGCCGCTCAGCGTGATCCACCCCTCGGCGGCGCTGTGGCGGATCTCCACCTGGCTCACGCTCTCCAGCGGGTAGCGCGAGACGACACACCCCCAGCGATCCGCGCTACAGGTATCCGTGGCATCCACCGTGCGGGCGAACTGCCGGGCGCACTGCTGCTCGAAGAGCGCGAAGACCCCGTCGCCGATCAGCTGGATCTCGGCGTCATAGTCGCTGTCCGTGCGCAGCTGCTCGGGCAGCAGGTAGTTTTTCAGCAGTTGCAGGTAGGCGAAACCGCAGGCGCTCATGGTTGTTTGGGTTTAAGGGTGGGCGGGATTGGGGCCTTGCACACCGGGCGCGAGGGCTTGAGTCGCCGGTCGCGCACAGGGCTTGCAGGGCGTGTGTCAGGGCGGTGCATCAGTCTTGCAGGGGGGTGACCAGGTCGGCGTCGGCCCGCTCCCGGACGATCTCGGCGGCGATCCGCTCGCCCGCGGCGAACTCGGCCTGGGCGGCGGCGTCCACCGGGGCGTAGTAGCGGGCCAGGTAGGCGTGCGGGTACCAGGCGCTCACGCGCCCGTGGACCTCCCACTCGCCCCGCTGGGCCACCTTGACCTCGCGGATGTGGGCCACCCCATAGGTCTCGGTGCGGTCCTCCCGCAAGAGCTCGGCCTCGACCAGCTCGCCCGTGTTGACCTGCCGAAACTTAGGCATCGGTCGGGCGGTTGGGGGCGGCGGGGAGGACGAGGGAGCCCAGGGCGGCCACGCGGGCCGGGCTCAGCTCCAGCTCGGTGCCGGGGGCGTAGTGGACCCCGCCCTCGTTGATCGGCTGGCGGGCCACGGTGACTTTCACGGCCTTGGCCGTCGGCGCGGGCGGTGTGGGGGAAGTGGTTTTCTTGGCAGGCATGATCGTTGAAATTTGGGTTAAAGGTCGGTGGGTGGGGAAACGTCCGGGCGGGGGTCGGCCCGCCCGGACGGGTTAATGCTTGACGGTTGCAGGTTCGGATCGACAGGGGCTTACTCAGCCGGCAGGGTCATGACCGCCAGCGCGGAGGCTTTGCGCATCTTGGTCCCGGCGCGGCCCACCCCACGGAAGGAACGCTGGAGCGTGTCCCACTTGTGCTGGTCACTCGCGGCGAACTCGAAGTCGCGGCGCAGGCCGACCACGTAGGCGTTCGGGTCGCCGAAGACGGCGATCTTGGCCGAGGCCGCGTTGGTGTTGGGCGCGGCATGGGCCGGGGTCACCGGATAGCCCAGCAGCGAGCCGATGCCGCCGGGGGTCGGGGCCTCGGTCGCGGTCAGGAAGATCGGGCGACCGTTGCTGTCCTTGACGCTGAGGGCGCGGACCAGGATGTGCGGGTGCATCCACCAGCGGCACGGGCGGCTCAACACCCCGGCATCCACCCCAAGGATGACCTTGGTCCAGTCCTCGAAGTCGGTCGTCTCGACCGAGGTGTTGCCCGAGGCGGCGGTCACGGCGGTGCCCCCGGCGAAGACGCCGGTCATGCCGCCGTCCGTGGCGTCGGCGGTGCCGTCAGCCTGCAGGCAGGACCAGTCCAGGCGGTAGGCGAAGGCTTCCATAAAGTCAGCCAGGACATCGGCGGCCACGTCGAACTCGGCATCCTGCAGCAGCTGGAGCGAGACGTTCAGCAGCACGGCGATGGCCTCGACCTCGAGGCTCACGCTGGCCCCGGCCTTGTTCGTGTCGTCCGAGATCGTGCCGCCCTCGGTCAGCACGTACCCGGCGACCGGGCGGGCCGTCTTGATCGGCATCTTGGTGATCTTCGTCCCCAGGTTGCGCACGGCGAAGGTGTTCCACACCCCGTAGCTCTGCAGGGAGTCGTAGATCTCCATCAGCAGGGCGTCGTTGATCAGGGTCGAGCCGGGGCTGGAGTCCTCGCCCAGGGCCTTGGTGATCGCCTTGATCTGGCCGCCCAGGTCACCGCTCAGGTCGAGTGCCGAGCGGAAGGCAGCGTTGAGCCGGGCCTTGTGCTCGTCGTTGGCCAGCAGGCGGCGAAGCGGGTCGCCGAAGGCCATGCGCTGCTCGTTGCGGGCCGCGGCCATCGCTTTTTGCAGCTTGGCCAGGATGACCGCCTGGTCGTTGAGCGTGTTCTTGGCGAGGGTCAGGTCCTCCATCGCCTTTTTGTTGTCGGCGGACCACTGGTCGTAGTTCTGCACGACCTCGTCGAGCTGGCTTTTCTGGGCGGTGACTTTCTCGTCCAGCGCCTTGACCTGGTCGCCGGTGTCCTTGACGCCCTTGAGCACCGTGCTCTGGAACTCCTCGTCGGTGAGGCCCAGGACGAAGAACCGCGCATGGAAGCGGTACAGCCGGGCGAAGATATTGAGAATCGAGATATGCTTTTTCATCAGCGTGTATTGGGTTGTTGATACAGTTAACGGTTGGTCAGCGCCTTGAGCTGGCGCAGGAAGCTTTCGCGGTCCGCGCCCGGCGGGGTGGACGGGGCGGCGGTGCCGGGCGTACTGGCCGCGTGTCCGTGTGCTGCGAACTGTTCAAGCTTCGTGGTGAGGCGGTCGAGGTCCTCCTCGGAGAGGACCCCGGCCTTAAAGGATTTGGCCACGGCGTTCGGGTTGGCCCCGATCAGGCAGGCCGACAGCTCGATCTGCTCCTGCTCCAGGTAGATCGTGCGGATGCGGTCGTCGCGGCTCTTGCCCAGCTCTTTGAGCTGCTGCTCATAGACGCCGGTCTCGTCGAAGGAGTGGACCCAGCCCGTCGGGATGAAGCCGACCGAGACCGCTTTGAGGTAACCGGCCACGGTCATCTTCCAGCCTAGCTGGGCCAGCGTGTTCTCGGCCACGTCGATGGCCCACTGCACGCGCTCCACCAGCTGGCCCTTGACCAGTTTCCACTCGACGACCTTGCCCAGTTGCTTGTCCAGGCTCCAGTAGTCGTGACTGTCCACAAAGGGCGCGTTCTTGGCGAAGCGGTTGAAGCGCCAGCCCTTGGCGCGGATCACCTCGTGGTAGCTGTCGATGGCCTCGTCCGAGGCGATGTAGTCCACGAGGCCCTTGGTCTCGTCGATGACGCGGATTTCAGGATGGAGGGTGCGGGTGAGTTTATTCATCGGTCGGCGCGGTGGTGGGAATGGAGATGCAGTGGCAGTTGATGACTTCCCCGGCGGGGCCGGTGGAGTCGCCCGGATGGGAAAGGTGAGCCCCGCCGACGGTGTAGTCGGAGGAGATGGGCACGGTCTGGCCGTTGGCGGCGCGGTGGCTGGGGCGCACATTGGCGTTGCCGCTGGTCAACCATTTTTTGTGCGTCACGCCCGCCGCCTCCATCGCCTCCTGGCGTCCTGAGCCGTAGGCGGCGCTGGTCTCGGTCTGGGCGATGGTGCGGGCCTTCGCCTTGGAGATCGTGTTAAACTCGCCCCGGATGCGCGTCATCAGCTTGGGCTGCGACTCGCCCGCGTCGATCCCCTCGGCCAGCGCGGAGCGGATGCGCCCGGCGATCTCCTCGGGGATGTCGCGCAGCTTGACCTCGCGGCGGCGGATAAAGTTGAGCACCGCCTCGGGGGCGACCTGCCAGGGATCGTCCAGGGCCAGCTCGCTAAAGATGTCCTCCCCGGCCAGCTGGAGCGCGGAGGCGGCCACCTTGCGCAGCGCCCCCAGCAGCCCCTCGCGGAAGGCTTCCAGGTCAAAGAGAAAGTCGGCGGCCACGGCGCGGGACCGCGCCCCCTCGAGGGCCTTTTCCGGCGGGCTGTAGGCGTCGAGCTTTGCCAGCACCTCGGCGCGGGCCTTCATCAGCTCGCGGGTAAAGGCGCTCTCGTAGGCCTTGATCACCGGGCGGCGCTTGGCCATGTGGCTCTCCCACTGGGCGAGCTCCGCCTCGGGCCGCCCGTCCTGAAAGGTTTCCCCCGCGTCGGCCTCGGCCTCGGCGGCGCGGGCCTGCGCCCGCTCGTCGAAGGCGCGGCGCAGGCTGGCCGCCACCTCCTCGGGATCGTCGCTGGCGTCTTCCGTGTCGTCGGCGTTGGCCTCGTCAAAGCCGGGATCGTCCGCGGCGCCGCGCTCCTCCGAGACGGGGGCGACGGAGAACGGCAGGTAGCCGATGTCCCAGCCCTCGTATTCGGGGATGCCCAGGTTCAGCCAGTCGTTGATCACGGCCATCGGCATGCCCATGCCCCAGTAGGACTTGGCCGCTTCCGTGCGCTCGGCCCGGACCTGCTGCATGGTCGGGTGCTCGTCGAAGTTGAAGCGGGCGCGAACCGGCTGGCGGGCCAGCTTCGAGACGAGCGGCTCCAGCGCGTCGGCGATCTTCTCGGCCAGCGGCACGCAGCACTCGTTGATCAACTTAAAATAGTCCGAAGCCGAGCCCACCGAGTAGGAGGCCACTTTATCAAACATGCTCGGAGGGATACCAAAGGCGGTGGCGATCTCGTCGCGGTTCTGGACCCGCCCCGAATAAAAGGCCGCGTCGGGCACGCGGATCTGCGGGTCCACCACGTCCACGTCCGCGCTCATAAAGGTCGGCGCCCACTTGCCACTCTGGTTGAGGTAGCGCTTTTCCAGCAGCTGCTTTTTCATCTGCTCGATCTGCTCGGGCGCGGGCGGCCCGGCCTTGGGCACGATGTAGGGGCCGGTGTCCCCGTTGTTGCGGGCCAGCGAAAGGGCAAACTGCCCGCTGGCGTAGTCGGCCTCGGCGGCCACCTGGGCCGCGGGCCAGTCGCCCGAGCCGCGCTCCTCGTCGTAGGGGCTCCACAGCTTGAGGTGCACGACCTGCTCGGGCAGCAGCGCCTCGCGGCTCCCGTTTTTGCGGGTGTATTCCCAGCCGATCACGGTGTCGCCGTCCTTGAGCGCCCGCATCTGCCAGGGCTTGGGGATGATGATCTTGCCCAGCTTGGCCGGGTCCGGGAAGGGCATCAGCCAGGAGTCGTCGAGGATCCAGAAGCATTCCTTCAGCTTGAGCCAGCCGCAGGTCGCCTCAAAAAAGTCGTAACGGGTCATCCCGAGCGCCGGTTTGCGCAGCCAGCCCATCACCGCCGGGTCCTCCAGCTCGGTATTGTCCGCGTCTTCCAGGGACAGGCACAGCGGGACCGAGGCCACCGGCTGGGCGGCCAGGCGGATGGCCCGCAGCACCCAGGCCGAGTTTTTCGCGGGCTCCTCCAGTTTCGGGGCCGCCCCGCCCGCGTCCACCCCGATCCGGTCGAAGGGCGCGATGCTCCCGCGGGTCAGCACGGCCAGGGCCGAGCGCAGGCGCTGCGAAAAGGTCAACTTCATGCCTGGCCCCCGTTTCCGCGTTGGCCCCGCCCCTGCCATGCCATTGCATAGGCCATGCACGGCATTGCATGGGCGTTTTTGGCGCAAAGATGATACTCGGTGCCCGTTTGGCGGGAAAGGCGCTCAGAGGGCCGTTTTTGTGAATGGGTCATAAGCAGGCTCAGAAAATGTTGATCGCCTGGTAGGCGACGGCGGGTTTTTTGGCCGCGTGCAGGGCCAGGGCGAGGGCCCAGAAGCGGTCGGCGTGGCCGTTCTTGCCCCGGTCGGCGGTGAAGCGGATGTTCCCGGCGGCGGTACTTTCCTTTTTGATCGCCCGCAGGTCGGCGCGGATATACTTGTCCTGCGGCAGGCGCAGGGCGCGGTCCTCCATCGCGCTGCGCACCGGGTAGGCCAGCTCCTCTTTGATCCCGGCGGTGAAGGTCACCCCCTCGACGCGGTACTTGCCATAGCGGGCCATGGCCCGCTCGGCGAACTGGCGACCGAGGCCGCTCTGGTCGATGCAGACCCGCCGCAGGTTCGGCAGGGACAGGAAGGAATCAAGGACCTCCTCCTGCTCGGCGAAGGGCGTCTTTTCCAGCGTCAGCACCTTGCGCGTCAGGGTCACCCCGCCGCAGCGCTCGACCAGCCAGAAGGCGGTCAGGTCGTGCTCGCGCCCGATGTCCACGCCCAGGTACAGCTCCGGCGTCAGGCGTCCGCCCTCGGTCCAGCACTCGGCCAGGTCCAGCTCCCAGGGGATGCCCGGCTCGTACTCGCAGCCGTAGATCAGCTCCCAGGGGATAAAGGCGTCGTTCTCCAGCGCCGGGCGGCACATGTACTCCTGCTGAAAGGTCTCCTCGTCCGCGCACCCGGCGCGGATAAAGTCGAAGTAAGCGGCCTCGTCCATCTGCTGGCGCTCGTCATCGGCGGGCAGCTTCACCTTGAGCTTGCCTAAAAAGCCCTGGTCGAGGGCGTCCTGCAGGGTGACCGTGTGCAGGGAGAAGCCCTTCGGGTTGCCCCGCTCGCGGATCTCGCGCACCAGCTGGTTAAAGAAGTTGTCCGCCCCGCGGTGGGTCGAGACGATCTCCAGCTGCCCGCCCCAGGTGATGCCGGGGTAGGCGATGGCGTAGAGCTGGCGCGGGTCCGGGTGCAGGGCGAACTCGTCGAGCACGCGGGTGCCCCGCTTGCCCGCCTGCGCGTTCGGGTTGCTCGACATGGAGTTGATCCGCGTGCCGTTGCCCATGGAGAGCACGAGGGCGGAGTGGCCGTGGTCGTCGATGGCCCGCAGCCCCAGGTCCTGCGCGGCCCGGTCAAGCACCTGCGCGAATACCTTGCAGTCCGCCAGGAACAGCCGCGCCTGGATTTCGTCGCGGGAGGACACCCACGTGTCCAGCTTGGCGATGTCCATCGCCTGCCGCCGCACGCAGCTGTACGCCGTGCACCAGGAGAGCCCGATCTGGCGGGACTTCTCCATCAGCTTGAGGCGCGAGCCGTCCTTGATCCAGCGCTCCTGGTAGGGCAGGAAGCTGAACCCCGGAGCGGGCTTGGCTGGGTTTGTGGCGGGCATGGGTTTAAAGCATTCCGAGCGTTTGCTCGATACTGGCGAGGGTCTCGGCGGTCAGCCCGCCCTTGGTTTTGCCCCGCTCGAGGGCGGCCTTGAGGGCGGCCTGCTTGGCCTCCCACTCCTGTTTTTCGCGCTGGAGCTTGTCCAGGTCGGCGCGGAGCTTCTCGGCCTGCTGGCCGACGCGCATGTAGGACCCGGCGGCGTAGAGCCAGTCGCGGATTTCCTCCGCGTTGACCTGCGCGTCCGGGTCGTCGAGCTGCTGGAGCTTTTCAAAGATATAGCTCTGGGTCAGGGCGAGGTTGGCCCCGTGCAGGCGGCCCTTGCCCGCCTCGGCCAGCGCGTCGGCCAGCTGGGCGTTGGCGCGGATTTTCCGGCGGTGCCGGTGAAAGGGCAGGCCCTTTTTGCGCCACTCGTTGACGGAGTTCAGGCTCGGCAGCTCCTCCGCGTCCAGCCCGAGCGCCTCGCCCATCCCGGCCTTGATCAGCTCGCTGGTCGGGTTCAGGCTGCGCTCGTCCAGCCAGTCCAGCAGGAGGTCCAGCTGGGCGGCGGTCAGGTGCGTGTCGATCCAGGTCCGGGTCATGGGTGTTTCCCTACACGAGGTGGTTTTCCTCCAGGTACTCGCGCCCGGCAGCGGAGAGGCGCCACTGGCGCAGGCCCGCCGCCATTGGATCGCGGATCGGCTGGCAATATTCCTTGTCTGAAAGGTGCTGCATTTCGCCTTCGATCCGATCGGCGGAGAGGCCATTGAATCCGGCGGATACCGCACCATTGGCCAGCGTGCGCAGGCGCACCGGATTGGGAGCAGCGTCGTGCAACTGGAGCAGCAGCGCATGGCGCAAAAGTTTTAGGTCGCTGTCGGTCATGAGTGGGGGTGGTTGGTCAGGTGGGCGTGCAGTTTCTGGTCAAGGGCGATGGTCTGGCGGTCGTTGCTTTCGAGGGATTTTCTCACCTCGCCCACGGCGACCTGCAGGCCGCCCAGGGCGTCGGTCACCCGGCGGGTGTTGTCCGCGTTGACGCGGGCGTTCTCGGCCAGGGCCGCGTGCAGCTCGTCGCGCTGCTTGGAGACGCGCCCGTGCAGGTGCTCCTCCACCCGGCGCAGCTTGTCGTCGGATTCCTGCCGGTAGATCTCGACGCGGGCCTTGAGATCGTTGTGGTCCCCCTGGCGGACGAACTCGTCCTCCAGCTTGGGCTGGCGGCGCAGCTTGTGCCAGATGCCCACGGCATTGCTCAGCACCCAGATGCCCCCACACAGGATGAGCACGGCGATGCCGATGGTGGTGGCGTTCTCGAAGCTCACCGGCTCGCCTCCGTTTCCAAAGGCGGGGTGGCACCCCCGCCGCAGCGGGGGTTGCGGCAGCGGGAAACACCCGGTGCAACGGGCCAAACCCGCGCCCCCATTACGCCAGGTAAAATGCGCCGCCCGTGCCCCCCGGGACCGTCCATGTGACGGGGATTTCGGGCTGGGCGGCGATCAAAGCCAGGAACAGTGAGACAGGCGGACGGGATGGCCAGGCCCGGCTGTGCCGATTTGAAAATCACGCGGGCGGGGGACAGGAGTGCCCCCTGCCCGCGCTGTCGGTCATGGACTACCCCAAACCCAGACGCGAAAGTGAAGGAAGGGCCGCTCATAGCTTCGCGACCTCCCGGTTAAAGTGATCGCGCACGCCCTCGGGCATGACGGCGGCCAGGTCCTTGGCCAGCAGCACGGCCAGCGGCAGGTAGATGGAGAGGTTCAGCCGCTGCCCCTCGTCCAGCTCACAGTGCAGGATGACGACCGCGTGCCTGCCCTCACGGGCCGTGCTGACCCCATACACCGTGCGCACGCTCGTTTGCATCACCCCCGCCGGGACTGTGTCCGCCGACGGAAGCTTGCCCAGGTCCCCGCTGGCGCGGGCGCTGCGCTCCCACGAGCGCGCCCGCCGGTAGGCCGGGCTGGCGCGTTCGAGGAGGGATTGGTCGGAGGCCCGGGTGGACATGCCCCCAAGGATAACAAAAAAGCCCCGGCCCAAACCGGGACTCGGAGCTTAGAGAGCTTAAACTGCTTAGATTGCTTAAATTGGGCTGGGTTTTAGGGAGTAATCATGCACCAGGAGCCCCCGCTGCCTTGGCAGCATAATAACCATCATTGTATCCGAGATGATAACCGTCCGCATAAGAATCAGGATATGCCCGGCCACGCCCATGAATTTCACCGAGGCGCATAGCTTTTTGGCCATTACGAGCACGCCGCTCCCACGCATCCGTTTTACCGACCAGCCAGCCGTCCTTCCATCCGGCCTCGTAGTCAGCTTTTTTTTGGTCCACAGAGGTCGTGGCGTAACGCGGATCAGGCTGAGACCGCCTAAGCTTGGCCTGATCCCAGGCATCTAGCTTTGGAGCTTCGGTTTTCGCCGGAGTCGGTTTGCTCATTTTCGCCTCATAAGACATACCGACTACAAAAAATATACCGAAAACGATAACCACAAACAGAAGTCCCTGCGTAACCCGGACGACTCCACAAGCGCGAGCAACCTTCCATGTCGCCTTTAACCCAATCCACAGGCCGTGGGCGGCTTGTGAAAACCGAAAAGCAAAGGGATGCTGCCTGTGTTCCTGTTCGATTTGTTCGGCGGGCGCAAGTTCAAGGGGAATCCAATCGCCACCTGACGCAGGCTGTGCCTCCAGGCGGGCAGTCACGCCACTGGCCAGCAAGACTTCCAGGCGCTCAGCCGTCACCGTCGAGCGCGACACCGCCGCGCCCGCGATGCGGTAGCGCCAAGCATTCGGCAAGCCTTCACGGCGGGCCCATTCCTGCAGTTCATGCGTCGTCATGGCTATCCTTTTGTGAGGGATTATAAGATGTCTCGAACTTCTCCAGGGGCAACGCTTTTTTGAGGATCTGATAGACCTCCTCAACGCGGCCCTGTGAGCTAGCAAGGCCAAGAACCATCATCAGGTAATCGGAGCATGAGCGCTCAGATATTGGCCCCTTGGTCGGACGAGGGTAGGCGCGAGGCGCAAAGCCTTCGCCCTCCTCTGTTACTATATGGCTTTCCAAAGCGGCAGGCTCCGCGATGGGGAAGCCTAACATTCGTCTAATAGTACTAGAATCTTTCCCAAACGTGGCAGCCAGTTCATTAATAGGAAAATTTGGGGGCGGATATTCCCTTTTTTCCCAGTTGTAAATGGTTGCTACGCTTACGCCTATAGACTCGGAAAGGTTCTGCGCTCCGGTTTTGCCACCGTACCCCTGTTCATCTCTAAGCCACCTTAAACGGCGTCCAAAAAAGTTATTCTTTTTCACTTGCAAAAGGCTAATTTATTTATACCAGTCTTAGTATTGGTATAAATAAATTATGAATTTGTCTAAAAAGTCAAGCCCCCACAGCCCGAGACAGATACGCGCAGCCCTGCTGTTTCGCGGATATACCATCAGCAAGTTTGCCCGGGACTACGGCTTTAATGTCGATACCGTCCGCAAGGTAGTAGCCACCGGCGGCGGGCAGGGAAGAATTACCCAAGCCATAAACGCCAAAATCAAGGAGGTTATCAGTGCCTAGTACTAATGTGAAAGAGGTCCTGAGCTATGTCTATAGGAAGCTCCCAGACGAGCCAACTGCAGTCCGGTCAAAGCTGTATCGCGCAATGGCTGAGCTGGCTACCGATGACAAAACTGCTGGGTTGCTTAATGAGGCCGCAGACACTCTCGACCGGGCAGACCTCATAACCGATCAGCTCCGATTGGACCTCGAACGCCGCTAACCCCTCTGCCGCCTTTGTCATGCGTACGGAAGAATTCATGAGCCACCGTTTGCCGCTGGGCGCCGATCACGACCGGATCGGGGACCTGCGGCGGGCCTCGGGGTTTTCCACCGAGACCATCCGCAACGCGGCGGAAGCGGGCAAGCTCCTGGGCTTCCGGGCCAACGGCAAGGGCGGCAAGGGCGAGGAGCGCCGCTTCGCCTGGAGCTTCCCGCGGGAGTGCTCCGTCGCCTGGCTCTGCTCCATCGCCCACTTCACCCCCGACGAGCTGGCCGCCCAACTGGCCGAGGCCCTCGAAAAACTCCCCCCCGAGCTGCTCGCCGCCGTCGTCGCCCGCGCCACCCGCCGCTACGACCGCCCCCAGCGCGACCACCTCGCCCAATCCCTTTCACCCAAACCCAACGCATCATGAAAGACAACACCACGGCTAACCACTGGCAAGACATCGCCATTTTTCACGACGGCTCCGGCAAGGCCGGGGACAAACTGCGCCGCAACATGGAGATCCTGACCGAGCGGGTGAAGGACATCCAGGCGGTGCGTGACTTCATCTCCAAGCATTACGAAACCCTCGCCGGGGCGTGGTGGGACGTGGCCTACTTTGATCCCGAGATCAAATTGTCACCCCATTATTACCGGGGCCGCAAAACCACGCCGGGAGACATTGCAACGCTGTGGCCGGAGGCGATCTGGACACGGCGCGCAGACAAGTATGGGGCCCCAGGGAAGTTCGACTGGGTCACGCAGATCGACGGGATCGACCTCGTCATCGAAGGGGCAGAAGTCGAGGATCCGCGCCCCCGCCTCAAGTCCGGGAAGATTGTCCACCGCCCGCGCCGCAAAACCGCGGTAGCCTGAACTCTCAAACCCTCAAACGCTCGAACTCTCGAACTTTTATAAAAATGCCCACCGAACTGATCACCGTGCAGCACCTCGGCACGGACACCGAAACCGCCCTGCAAGCCTATGGCCAACGCCTCAGCGACGCCGACATCAGCGCCCAGCTGGAGGCCGTCCAGCACCACCACGTCGCCTACGAGACGGCCTATATCGCCGCCGGGCTCATGCTCCTGGCCCGCAAGGCCAGCCTCAAACACGGGGAGTTTGGACCGTGGATTAAAGACCTTTCCGACAAAAACGACAAATTGTCGTTTTTGGGGAAAGGCGAAACAGGCCCCCTCCGCGCAGGCCAGCGCATGATGTGGTTTGCCCGGCGTTTCCTCTACCAGTTGACGGAGGTGCCGCCGGTTGAGCAGACCCTCAACGGCTACGCGGCCTCGGCGGGCTTCGCCATCGTGCTGGCGGGCAAGATGGCGGGCACGGACCTGCGCGGGGCCATCGGGCAGTTTGTCGCCGGGCGCTCGCTCGACCAGCTCCGGCGCGACCTCAACGCCGCCGAGCGCGACGCCGCCGCCGACACCTCGGACGAGGAGGAGACCATCGACATCCCCGGCACGGACGGGGACGAGCCCGCCCCCAAGCCCGCGCCCGTGACCGAGGAGCAGCTCTCCCTCCAGTTCTACGACGAGGAGTTCGCCCCGCCCTTCCACGCCATCGAGGAGTCGATCAAGCGGCCCGAGTTCCTCCGCCTGCTCCAGTACCACCCCGAGAAGCTGGCCGAGGCCGAGCAGATTTTAGCCAACGCCCACCGGGCCGTGAAAAAACTCGTGCGCAAGGGGGCCGCATGACCCCGTGCCCGCCCGAGCCGCCCCTGGAGGCCGTCCTCGTCATCACCCTCGCCATCGTGCTCCTGCTCGACTGGCTCCTGCCTGCCTTTTAACCGCACCCCCCAAACCCGCGAACGCCGACAGCACCATGATTGCTCCCCGAGCCCAAGCCCACACCCCGCTCCAGCGCCTGGACACCGTCCTGGCCGCCCTGGAGCGCGACCCGGACGCCCCCATTGCCCCCGTCTCCTGCGCGGACATCGCCCGCCGGGCGCGGGTCCCCGTCGGCCTCGTCGAGGCCATCGAGCGCCGGGCGCTCGACCGCTTCGCCCGCGCCTGGGTGGAGCAGCTCGCCACCGAAACCATCACCGACCGCGGCCTGTGCCGTGATCTCACCTGCACCGACTGACCATGACCACCGCGCTCGCCACCACCCACCTGCTTGCCACCCAAGGCCCCGCCCTCGGCGGCCTCTCCCCCGCCGGGCTGGAGCGCTACGCCGCGCTCACCCCCGGCCAGAAGCAGCGCGTGCGCGACTACCTCGAGACGATCTTCCCCGCGCTGGAGCGGGCCCGCACCACCCCCGGCGAGAGCATGGGCCGAGCCGCCGAGGCGCTCGCCCGCCACTTCGCCGCCCGCGCCGCCGGTAAGACCCATTCGGGCTACTCCCCGCGCTCCATGTGCAACAAGTTCGAGCGCTTCCGCCGCGAGGGCACCGGCGACTTCCTCATCCCCGCCTACCGCGACTGCGGGCGGCGCGACCGCGTGAAGAAAATGAGCTGGGACGCCTTTGCCCGCTGGTGGGTCAACTGGGCCACCAGCAACCAGCGCGACGAGGGCACCCGCGCCGCCTACGACATGTTTATCCGCGACCTGTGGGCCGGAGGCCAGCGCATCCCCGGCTTCGGCACCTGGCAGGAGTGGTGGCTGCGCGAGCACCCGACCAAGCCCCTGCCGCCGCGCTGCCCCACCGGCAAGGGCGACCTGCCCCGCGGCTGGAGCTACGAGAACCTCCTGCGCCTGCTCCCGCGCAAGAGCGTCGTAACCAGCCTGCGCAAGGGCTTCGCCGCCGCCCACCAGCACCAGGCCATTATGCGCCGCAGCCGCGCCGACCTGCTCCCCCTCCAGTACATCGCCATCGACGACTTCTGGACCGACCAGTATGTGTACGTGGACGGGCAGGCCCAGCCCTGCCGCTGCGTCGGCATCCTCGCCATCGACGTGGCCACCGGGCTCGTGCTCGGGCACTTCCTCAAGCCCCGCACCGAGGACGAGTACGGCAAGCGCGAGGGCATCCGCGCCGCCGAGGTCCGCGAGCTGATCCTGCTCATCATCCAGTCCATCGGCCTGCCCACCTGGACCGTCACCTTTATCGCCGAGCACGGCAGCGCCGCCATTTCCGCCGAGCTGGAGGGCCTGCTCGACGCCCACCTGGGCGACGCCGTCGAGGTCTGGCGCACCGGCCTCTACCACGACTTCATGCGCAAGCACGGCTTCGAGGAAAAGGGCGGCAAGCCCTGGATCAAGGGCTGGGTCGAGGCCTTCTTCCGCGTCCTGCATACCCACGCCGGGCACCTGCCCGGCCAGACCGGCCCCATCTACAACCGCAAGCCCGCCGACCTTGACGCCAAGCTCGCCTACACGGCCCGCCTGCTGGCCAACCCGGACTTCACCGCCGAGGACAAGGCCCGGCTGCGCCTGCCGCTCATGCACATCCGCGAGGCGCAGGCCACCTACGGGCGCATCATCCGCCTGCTCGACGAGCGCACGGACCACCGCCTGCGCGGCTTTGAGCAGGTGCGCGAGTGGCGCTCCGAGCCGGGCGACCCCTGGCACCGCGCCGACGAGCTGCCCGCCCACGTGGACCCGGCCCGGATCGACTTTCGCCAGCGCCGCGAGTCCCCCGCCGAGCGCTTTACCCGCCTCATGCAGGGCAAGCGCCTGCGCCCCGTGCCCGATACGTGCCTTTACTACCTCTACCCGGCCTGCCGCCCCGTGCGCATCAAAAACGGCCAGATCAGCTTTCAGGACCGCGCCCTCGGGCCGGACGAGCGCAACTACTTCGACGGCTCCGCCCTCCTGCGCGAGAACGAGGGCGAGCGGCTGCTCGCCTGGTACCACCCGGACCGCGCCGACCACCTCCTGCTCACCACCCGCGAGGCCGACGCCATGGCCCGCCGCTGGGTCGGGCGCGTCGAAGCCGCCCCCGAGCCCGCCCTCGACGACAAGGACGCCCTCGACCGCGCCAGCGGCATGTACCGGGCAGACCGTATGCACGACCTGCGCACAGCCCGCACCATCACCGCCCCGCAGGATTGCCAGCTCAAGGCGGACAAGGACTTTAACCGCTTCCTCGCCGCCGAGGCCAAAGAGCGCAAGCAGTCCGCCGCCCGCGGCGCCCGCCGCGACGGCTTCCGCCTGGACGCGCCCGAGGAGCTGCTCGGGGAGACAGGCGACCGGCCACCGTCCCGCGTGGCCGAGACCCCCCGCGACCCCGGCGAGGACTACGACGCCCGCGACCTCCTTTAAACAGACGGCCCCGGCGGTGCAACGCCGGGGCCATGGAAACGATCACCCAAACGACAGATGACCACCGATACCCAAACCCAGACCAGCGACGGCCACAACGCCGAAATCACCGTCCAGGATCACGCCCATATCGCCGCCATCGGGGATACCCCGCGGGCAACCTGGTCGATCTCCCTCTCGAGCCTGCGCTCGAACATCCGCCACATGCGCCCCTCGGCCAAGCAGGTCATGGTGGACAGCTTCAGCTGGTGTATCCAGCGGGGCATTACACGGGCGGAGTTCTGCAAGGCCGTCGGCATCGACGCCTCCACCATCCACCGCCACATCAAGGGCACCTACACCGGCACCAGCGGCGAGCGCCTCGACCTCAGCGACAAGCACGAGGCCGCCATCCGCAGCTGGCTGCAGGAGCAAAAGGCCGCCGCCGGGCAGACCGTCTCGCTGCCCGACTACGTGCACACGCCCACCTCGCGCAAGGTGGAAACCGCCTGCGACCTCGCCGCCGAGTCGAACAGCCCGGTCTTTCTCTGGGGGCCCTCCCACATCGGCAAGACCTGGGCGCTCCAGTACTGGGCCGAGACCCATAACCACGGGCGCAGCCCCTACGTGCGCTGCCCGGCGGTCGGCGGGCTGCGCGGCATCCTCACAGAGATCGCCCGCGCCGTGGGCGAGTCCCCCAAAAAGCCCCAGGACAAGCTCATTACCTGCCTCAAGCGGGCCATCACCGAGGACATGGTCCTCATCCTGGACGAGTTCCACCAGCTGCTGCACACCTTCAGGCGCGAGTCGTTTTTCGCCTGCGTGGAGACCATCCGCGAGATCCACGACCGCTCCCGCTGCGGGCTCGTCCTGTCCATGTCCAACTTTGGCCGCGACGAGATCGCCAAGCACCGCCGCGCCGACCTCGAGCAGATCTTCCGCCGGGGCGTCCACCGTATCCAGGTGGGCACGAAAAGCGGCATGCCTCTGGCGGGCGACCTCACGGCCATCCTCGAGCGCTTCGGGCTGGAGTTCCCGACCGCCTCCGAGCGCGTCGCCCTGCGCCACCAGGGCAGGGAAATCGTCGAGCGCCCCCGCGAAATCCTCCGCCAGCTCGCCAAAGAGGAGGGCCTCAAGGCCATCTGCGAGCGCCTGCGCTACGCGGGCAAGCTGGCCAAGGGCGATGCCCTGTGCTGGGAGCACTTCACCCGCGCCCACGTCATCATCGCCACCAACGCCACCGCCGAGGAGGACTGGGCATGAGCGCCCCCACCGCCCGCCTGCGTGACGGCCAGTGGTACGGCACCTATGAGCTGCCGCGCCTCTCGCTGCGCATCCCCGCCGACGGCCCGATCAAGGCTATCCGCGAGGTCAAAGAACTCTACGCCGCCGCCGTCAGCGAAGACCCCACCGGCGGCGTCGAACGCGGCTCTGCCGCTTCCCTCAACGACTGGCAGGCCATTTGGGCCGCCGTCAAGGAAAGGCACCCGTCATGAGCACCCTCACCGACATCTCCCGCCGCCTCGGGCGGCGCCTCAAGCAGATCCACCAGGAGCGCCTTGAGGCCATCGGTGATGAGGGCAAGTGGAAGCGCACCCAGCGCCGCCAGCCCGCACGGGCGAAGGTCCTGGGCGGCCCGTCCACCCTCAAGCCCGAGCCGGATGCCCAGCGCATCGTCGATACGGTCATCGATACCACCGCCGAGCTGTACGGCGTCACCCGCGCCCAGATCCTTGGGCGCCAGCGCCCCCGGCGCGTGGCCAACGCCCGGCAGGTTGCCATGACCATTGCCCGCGAGCTGAGCGGCCTCAGTACCATCGAGCTGGCCGAGCTGTTTTACAAGAACGACCACGGCACTATCCTCCACGCCTGCCGCGCCGTGCAGAACGCCTGCGACGTTTACCCGGAGATCCGCCACCAGATCGCCAACCTCCGCGCCGCCGTCTCCCGCGCCCTGCGCACCTCAACCCCAACCCACGAACCGCGATGAAACGTATCCGCCGCAAACGCCACCCCCTCAAGGTCAAGATCGCCCGCGTCAAGCGCCTGGGCGGCTTCACCCGCTCCATTGGCATCCGGGTCTTCATCCCCGAACTGCCGCAGTTCTCCTTTGCCGCCACCAAATGGCAGGGCGGCATGGGCTTTACCCTCGACCAGATCAAAAACTGGAAATGGGTCATCACCGAGACCTCGACCGGCCACGGCGTCGTTGCCAGCCAGGCGAAAACGCCCCAGGGAGCCCTCCGAAACACACGCGCCCGCATCCGCGAGGCGCTCGATCTCTACGGGGCCACCCCCCGCCAGCTGCGCCGCTACATGTTCCGCCTGCGGGCGGCGGTCCTCAAGGACCCGGACGCGCAGCCGCCGCACCCCTCTACCATGACCCTTAAATCCCCGTCCGCCATGAGTGAGCACGCCAAAGCTCTCCGCGCCACGCGCCTGCCTGCTCCCGAGGCCGACGCCTTCGGCAAGCGCCCACTGGCCCGCATCGCCTCGGTCAAGCCGAAGCACACGCCGAAGCCCCCGCCGCCCTCCTCGCCGAAGTCGAGGCCGGTAACCTCTCCGAAGTCGCCAACCTCCGCGCCGCCGTCTCCCGCGCCCTGCGCACCTCAACCCCAACCCAGGACAATCCCCATGGCTGAAAACTCTAACATCGAATGGTGCGACCACACCTTTAACCCGTGGATCGGCTGCACCAAAGTCTCGCCCGGATGTGCGAACTGCTACGCCGAAGCCCAGATGGACAAGCGCCTCGGCAAAGTCCACTGGGGCAAAGGTCAGCCCCGCCGCCGCACCTCTGCCGCCAACTGGGCGCTGCCGCTCAAGTGGAATGAAGCCGAGGATCGCAAGCTCGTCTCCCATGGCGACTTCGTCGCCAACCGCCGCCCCCGCGTCTTTTGCGCCTCGCTGGCCGACATCCTCGACCCCGAGGTGCCCGCGAAATGGGTGGCCGACCTGCTTGACCTCATCCGCATCACCCCCAATCTCGACTGGTTGTTGCTGACTAAGCGGCCCGAGTTGTGGCGTGACCGGCTGGGTAAAGTTGCCGTGTACATTCAGGGCCATTGGGATGCTGACCCACGATTTCTGTGTGAGTTACACCGATTCATCGCTGATTGGATAAATGCCACAAACCCGGAAGTCGCCCGGCGTCACCCTGGGTACGGTGAGCCCCCCGCGAACGTCTGGATGGGAACGACGGTCGAGAATCAGTTGTTGGCCGACGAGCGCATCCCCGCGCTGTTACGCATCCCGGCCAACGTCCGCTTCTTGTCCTGCGAGCCACTGTTGGGGCCGGTCGATCTCTCGGCCATACCCACTGGCGAGGGCCATGGGCTGAATGAGGCATTTCCGCGCATTACGATGAACCCGCTTCGCCGGGCATTACAAGATGCGCCTCACATCCACTGGGTCATCTGCGGAGGCGAGAGCGGCCCCAACGCCCGCCCCATGAACCCGGACTGGGCGCAGTCCCTGCGCGACCAGTGCGCCGAGGCGGATGTCCCGTTCCTGTTTAAACAATGGGGCGAATGGGCACCTTGGCACACGGTTGAATCAGCCGAGGGCATGGAGCGATGTGTAGATGATACGAGCAAACGAGTTCATGTATCGCAGCAGGGAGTCGCCCACGGAAATCCACACCTACCGGGCGACTTCACAATGTACCGCCTCGGCAAACACCGTTCAGGCCGCCATCTCGACGGCGTCGAGCACAACGCTTTCCCGGAGGTGCACCATGGGTGACTCCGCCAAAGCCCTCCGCGCCACGCGCCTGCCTGCTCCCGAGGCCGACGCCTTCGGTAAGCGCCCGCTGGCCCGCATTGCCTCGGTCAAGCCCAAGCACACGCCGAAGCCCCCGCCGCCCCCGCGCTACTTCAAGGCGCAAAACCCCGAGTGGTACCCGGTCGTCGGCTACGTCCTCGCCGGGCACCTCGTCCACAAGCAGCTCCAGGACGGCGACCGCGCCCGCGAATGGCTCATCACCGCCGCCGACCTCCTCGCCGAAGTCGAGGCCGGTAACCTCTCCGAAGTCGCCAACCCCAACCAGTTTTAACCCGCAACCCAAACACACCATGCCAAAAGTCGATCTCGAACTCGTCAAACTCGTCCTCCAGCGCAACGAGCTGGATGTCCGCCAGGTCTCGCAAATCATCGAAGACATCAACGTCGAACGCGCCGCCGCCATCGAAGACGATGACACGCCGCCGCCCGTCAAGAAGCAGTTTGTCATGATGGTCTCCGACCCCCAGGGCAAGCTCGCCGGGCAGAACTTCACCGGCTGGGTGCTCCAGATCCCCGAGGAGGATAGCCCCTTCGTCGCCAACGAGCGCCTCATCAAGTCCGGCTACGCCTACAACGCCTCGCCCCGTGGCCTCCGCATCCCCGTTCAGTCCATTGGCGAGGTCTGCGAAATGGTCACCGGAAAATTCACGAAGGAGTGCAACGTCTGGATCAAGACCAAGGAACCCATCCTCCTCGTCACCACCGACAACAAACTGCCGCTCTGAGCCATGCCCAAGCCCTCCGCCCAACCCGAACTCCCGCTCTTCCCGGCCACGCTGGACACACCGGCGTTCCGGGAGGCGTGGGCGGAGTGGGAGGGGCACCGCCGCGACATCCGCAAGCGCCTCACCCCGCGCAGCGCCCGCATGCTCCTGAAAAAGCTTGAGCCCCTCGGTCCGGACGCCGCCGTCGCCGCCATCGTCCACTCCATCGCCAACGGCTACACCGGCATCTTCCCCGACCCGGCCTTCAAGCCAAACGCTCAAACGCTCAAACCCTCAAACGCTCAAACGGTCACGGACGAGCGCTGGCTCGACGCCCTCAAGGTCGTCCTCAAGGACAACCCCGAGTACGCCGAAGGCGGCCTCACCTACGAGCGCTGCCGCACCCTGGGCTACCACGCCCTCCCGTTTTCGCTCAAATCCACCCTCCGCCAAACCGCCCGCTCCGAGTGGGGCGTCAAACTGCCATGA